ACGTCCGCGGCGGCACCGCCGAAGTTGCCAGATGCAAGGCTGCCAACAGCGCCAACGCCAGACGAAATCATGGACGAAGCGCCGTTCCACAGGTTCTTCTCCTGCGATATTCCGCTCAATGCCCAGTTCGCCTGATTGGCTACCTGCTGGTTCGCCCATGCGTTCTGCATGTTCGCCCCGCTCTGGTTGAACGAAAGCTGCGCTGCCGTAAGCGACTTCTGCTGTGACCAATCTGCTGCGGCGAACTGGTACGCAAGCCTGTTTCGGTTCGATGCCATATAATATATGTACTGATTGTTCACAAGCGAGAACTGCGGAAAGTTGCTGAACTGAATGGCTATGTCCAAACCCTCTTGGTTGGACTCCGAATGCGGGAACGATTCGCCGCTAGGAAGATAGTAGTCACCATCAACGCTGCCGCCAACCCCGTTGGCTGCGTTGTACCCCGTCACATACGAATAGCCTCGAATGTCGGGCGGTGCCACAACCGTCTCCGTGACAATAAGTATGCTGTCATGACCTTGGTACGAGTTAATCTGCAAGCATTCGGGCTTCAGCACAATCTCGCCGCCGTTGTACGCCGTCATTTCAATAACGCAGTACGGTGACGTGTAGAACTTCAAAAGGTTCTTGTACCGCTCGGGAATATGGAACATGTCCATAACGTGCATAAGGTGCAACGATGTGATGTTCTCGGCTGGTGTTTCTGGCATACGAAACATAGGGATTCCCGCAACGGTCGTTTCCGTGGCGTTCTGAACGAAACGTGCAGGAACCACCGTAACCATGCTGATGCACTGCGAAACCCACGGCGCATCTTGCAGCTTCTTCATCAACTCCAAGAAGTTCCCGCTGTTGCAAGCGTACACCGCCGAACCAGACGGCATACCGTCGTTGACGGAACCAGTAGCCGTTTTGAGCGTCGGGTTTGACACGCTGCCGAACCCAGCAGTTAAATCAGCGGTACACATGATAACGATGTACGGCGGTTCATTGAGAAAGTTGTCGATTGCGAGGTCTGTAATCTCGTACTCGTCACCTATGTTCAAACCCTCCGCATCTGTCATGTACTCCGAAAGGTTGTAGATGGTGCTGTTCTCGTTGGCGATTCCGATGTGACCCTTGTTCACGTAGCAAAGGTCGAAGCTGATTCTGTCGTAGTATGTCATCCACACGTCAAGCTGCACATTCACCTGCGTGGTGTTCGGCGCTATGTACTTCGCGTCGTTCACGAAGTAGTAGAAAACGTCTGGCTGTCTGCCGCCAGACGGAGGTACGGGTTGCAGCGGGTTCTTCACAACCATGTAGTTGCAACGTGTAACCATGTCAAAGGGCGCGTTCACGCGGATAGGCTCGCCGTATCGAAGATATACAAGCCCGTTCAGCGTGAACGCATGCCCGTCAACGGAGCGGGACGCGAAATAAGCGTCCCGCTCCTTGTCGGAATCAAAGCGCACCACGTCACGGTACGAAGAATCCCACGGCACGTTGCACATGAGAATAGACGTGTTCGGTGTCCATACCGAATAGTTAAACCTATTCTCGTACTCATAGATGTTCTCTGGCAACCCAGGGAAATCTTGTGCCATGTCATACTCCTTAACCTGCGGTCGTGTACGCCTTGTCAATGCCGATAATCAAATCCTTGTGCTGGTACACCTGCTCGCCCATCGCAACCGTCGGGTCGATATAAGTGCTGGTCGCGGTAACAGTCACGTTATCCGCAACTTCATCCTCGGCTACGTGCAGCACGCCCTCGGCATCCACGAACGTGCCCAGCTTCAACCGAACGCCGCCGCTCTCAACACCCGTGTTGTTCGCGGTGATTGCGAACGTGCAGCCCTGCGGAACCGTGTACCCCTCCGTCTCGGGCGCTACGGTGCCCTGAACAGTGGCGATAAGGCGCGTCTTTCCACCGCGCTCTGCGTAAGCGGGTTTCACTCCGTCAACCTCCGCATAGTCGAGCGTCACGCCAGTTGCCTTAATGGCGGGAACAGTCACGCTGGTGCCAGCTTCCGTGGTGAACATGACTGCGTTCACGAAACGGGACACGGAATAGATGCCGTGGTGATGCAGCCAGTAGTTCCACGAAATCGCCTTGGGATTGCGGATGCTCTCGAAGTCGATAAGCGTGTCCGCACACATGAAGAAATCGCGGTCGCACAGAATGGCTTGGCAACCGTCGATGCCGAAATCGTCAATCTCGATAACGCGCATCTTGAAGTCGGCTGCGGATGCGTTGAACGCGAACGCGATAACGTTAACGTCGAGCATAGCCACGAACTCGGGAGTTGCGAACAGAACAAGGTCGTCGTTGTTCGTGAACGTCGGCGCACCTGCGGCGTTGTACTGTCCAGAAAGAAAGCGCATCTTGCCCGCCATCGAGCGCACGGCTTCCGTAATCGCCATAGCATCGTCCTGCTTCTCCGAACGGGTTGCAGCAGCCGACGCATCGGGAACCTGCACCTTGTAGAAGCCGTCGATTCGCGCGTACTCTGCGAAAAGGTTGCGCATGATAAGGTACTCGTCCCAGTAGTCGGACGTGTACGGCGTTTCCATGATGCGCCCCACGAGGTCTTGCAGCCCGTAGTCGTTCAAGAACGCACGACGCAGAAGCATGTCGTTGATGGTCAACTCGTAGTAGTCCTGACGGTTGATGCTGTGAAAGTTGCTCATAACGTCGGGCGCGTGGCAAGCGAACACGTCATCATAGCACTTGTTCGGGTCGTAGCGCTTAGCCTGAATCAGCGTGGTGGCAAGTTCCTCGATAGTCTCGCCGTACTGCATCATGCCGCGCTTGAACTGCGCGAGCGGGTTAGTCCAAACCTTGCTCTTGATGACGACGTCTCCGATGCGGTTCACAAGCGCGTCGATGAACTCGTTCATCATAGGGCGGTATTCGAGCAGGTTGTTCACCGTCTCGGTAATGTCGCCCTGCGTCGCAGCAGGAATGCGCTGCTGGTACGCGAACGAAGCATCGGTGCGAATCGCGTTCAAAATCTGCGCGTTCGTCGCGTTCAGCGTCTTGATAGTCTTAGTTGCCATTGTTGCTGTCCTCCTTGTCATCGGTGAAAAGGTTGTCGATGTGGTACACGGTGCCGTCATCGTCCACGTCCTCAACGACAACACCGTCACCGTCGTTGTCCCCGCTGTTGTCGGCGGGAATCTGCATCAGCAGGTCATAGTTGCGAGCCTTCAAACTCTGTATGTCAGCCTGCATGGCTTCCTCGTTCGACGCATACTCGCTCATGCGGGCTTCCGCAGAACTTCGGTACTCGTCGGCATCCGCTCCCCGCTTAGCCATGTCCGTGAGGAACGTCTCTGCGGTCGCGTACTCGCCATCCTCCATCCTCTCACGGAGCCAAGCGAGCAAATCCTCTAGGTTCATGTTCTTCTCCTTCCAACAAAAATAGCCCCCGCCATCTGGTTGCGACCGTGGCGAGGGCTGACTGTGCCGGTGATATTGCCATTCCCGAAACGCCGCCGCTGCTAATGCGGCTCGCACTCGTGCGGGCGGCATCACCCGTAGCAACCCCGCATCGGTCATCGTCCAGACGGATTGGGTATCACCATAGCCAACATAACGCGATTCGCAAGCACTGTCAAGCACTCGCGTTCATTTTCACCAGATCAATCGAATCGGAGTAGGCGTTCAAAAACTGCGCGATCGCGACGCGCACCAGATACGATATGGGCAGGTTCTCCCTCTCGCCAATCTCCTTCAGCTGCTCGTACATGGATTCGTCAATCCTGAAACTGCGCTCAATCATTGCGTACCTCCTATCAGGTGAGCGTGAACGTTATGGGTTCGAGCACTATACCGCCCCTAACGTGCCTTGGCTTCAACTTGCCGTGAAGCTGCAAGCCCCTCTTGAAACTGTCGAACGTCACCATGCGCTTCAACTCCTCCGGCATACCAGCGCACTTAACGTCATCGAACGGCTGAACGTCAACCATCCTGTATTCGCCATCAACCATCTTGCCAACCTGATAGATTCTCTCCATGTACGTCTTAGCCCTGATATATTTAGCCATGCTGAAATTGCTCTCATGCTTCCACGCGCCCAAACGTGTAGGATGCACCTCCAAACCCTCGGGAATGTCTGTGCCGCAAATGTGTATGCTGTCCGTGTCACAGTACATGAACCTATCGTATACGCTTTGCGCTGCATTGATGGTCTTGTACCTAGCCCATGCGGTAATAAAGCAACCCATAGGCGTGTACACGGGGTCGCGCGTCTCTTTCTCTCCCAATCTGTACCCAACTGAACCGTCCTCTTTCAAGTAAGGCAGTTTCGGCGTAACGTCGGGGTTCGTGGCGAACTTGCCATAAAGTGAGTTCAACATGAGCTTCGCAAGCTGTCGCAAACCGCCCGTGGTAGTTTCTTTAATGTGCATCCAATAGTCTATGTAATCTTTGAACAGCCCAGTGGCTTGCTCAAACATGTACCCGCCGTTGTACGAAAACACCGTCACGTCGTACTGCTGCATGAGTATTTCCAAGTCTATGTTGGTCAAAGCCAACTCAACTGTTCCCTCCGTGTCATGGATGTACTCCGTTTCGGAGTAGAACGGGTTGTTCTTAATCTGCAACGTGGGGAGGTGGTCGGGCTTCAACTTGCAATGGCAGGTGAGGAATTGAATGTACAGGGGATATTGGGGGTTGTCCTTGTACTCTCCGTGGAAATATACCGGCTGCCCGATTGGCAACGGTCTGTTGTACATAACGTCGGGGTACAGCGAGTTAACGTCAAACGCAGCCCCGTAGCCCTGCAGCCTGTCCTCGTGTTCCTCGTCAGCCTGAAACCTAGGGTTCGCGTATGTGTAGCCGCCGCGATACGCCTTGCGTATCATCGCGTCCATTTCCAGATGAATCTTAGGGAACCAGTCATCCCACTTCGAGCCTATTATGTCCTTGTACCCGTTGAGCGCGTCGCTTCCGATGGTAAGCCTGTCAAGCCCCTTGCCGAACTGCTGATGCAGCGCCCTAGCGACAATCTGAACGTCGTTCCTGATGTAGTCTCGTTCCTGCGCTGTCAACTCGTGACCTATGGGGCGGTACTCCGTATAGTCAATCTCCAACTTGGATATGGGGAGGTCGAAAGCCTTTGCAATCTGCGATACCTTCATGGGGAGTTTCTTCAAGCTATCTTTGAATGTGCAGGTTAGCGCTTTCTTCTTGCCCTTCTTCTCAAAGCAAACCTTCATCTGATAGAACTTGCCCATGTTTGATATGAGCGTTTTGAAAGTATTTGTCCTCGCCTTTTCGCTGTACTCAAATCCGTTGGTCAACAGGTACCATATAATGAACTCGCAATCGAATGCAGCATTGTGGAAATAATATGTACCGCCGTGAACCTTGCAGAAATCAAGAAACGTGGCAATGTCCGTGCCATAGCTTAGTGCGTCGGGGTTGTCAATCTCGCACACGCACCACGCCCAAACGCGACAATCATTTATATCTGTGGTTGTCTCGAAGTCTGCGGCGTACTCCATAGCTACCTACGTTTTTTGCTTTCACGCTTGCGTTTTCCGGTCTGCTTCTTGGGGTACTGGTTCTGAACCTGTTGAATGGTCAGTATCATATGCTCTTTCTGCGCTTCATCGTCCATAGCGTCAGCCTGTGCGCCCATAACGTTATCGCGGTCGGTGTTTATGTACCTGTAATAAAGTGGAACGAAGTTTGTGAAGTTCTGCAACGCAAACAGTTGTTCGTTGCTCAACTTCCTAATCATGTTGGGTATTCGCGGGTCGTTGAACGTCGCGGCGTGTTCCAAAAGGTTCTTGCGAAGCTGCGTTATCCGCTTGCGCTGGTACGTCGGGGATAGTTCGCGCTTCAAAATCTGCGCTCGCTTCCGCAAATCCGCTTCGCTGCGTATCTGTTCGGGGAGTAGTTGGCGCTGATAGTCTATGTTGCCGAACGGCAATCCCTTAACATGAGCCATAGCCGAACGCATCCCCAATGTTGTATCGCTCTCGCCGTAGGCGGTTAGGAACGGATGCGCGGCGAACTTCTGCCAGTATCTATTATGTTCCCTGTTCCATTGCCTTTCAAGCCGTTTGTAATCCCTATAAGCCGTGTACGGTATCGGGGTGCCGTCGCGCCCCGCAACGAAACGGGTCGAGCGTGATATGAACTTTTCCAACTGGTTGGCGTATGAGTTCAGCGCCCTCGTATTCGACGGGTCAACCGTCCTGAACGGCTCTACGCTGCCCGTCCTTACGCCCTTGTTCTGCAATCTCTTGATTTTGCGCCGCGCCCTCCGTTCTGCATCCGCAACACGGGCGCGGGCGTTCTCGTTAGCCTTGGTCATCGGCTCACCTCCTTAACAGAAAGGGCGGGCATTTCGCCCGCCCTCGCGTTCCGCTCTGCTTCGGGGTGTTTACTTGTGGCGCTGCAAGCTGGTGAACTTGTACCCGTTGCGCCCCTGCTTCTTCACAACTTCGAACTTGATTGCGGGATTCCACGGCGGGCAACCTACGATGCTGAAAAGGTTCTTCATCGAGGTTTCAACGCCCGTGCTAGTGCATCCGTAGGCATCGCCCTTCGGGGTGATGAGCACGATGCGATTGCGCTGCGTAATCTCACCCGTCGCAGTGTCGGTCATTTCCACGGGCTGAATAATGACGTTCTCAACCTCCACGACCTTCCCCACCATGTCATCGAGGGAGAGGGAGTTAGAAACAGCCTCGTAAATGTCCAGCCTGTCCTCTTGCGTCTCCGCATGGATCGAGCAGTACATGCCCTTAACCATGTCGGGCGCGTCGTTCGTGATGGTCGTAAGTTCGGTGTTCTCCATGTCTTTTTCCTTTCGTTCATGGGCGGCGTTTTCGCCGCCCGCTCTACCGTGTTAGTCCTCGTCCGCTTCTGCCGCGTCGCAAGGGGTGCCGTACTTCTTGAAGTCCTCAAAAGTCATCTTGTAAAGCTGCTCATGCTCCACAACCTCAACGGCTGCAAAACTAGGCACCTGCTTGCGAATGAGCGCCTGCGCGGTGTTCAGTCCGCACTTCTTGTCAAGCTGATAGGCAACCTGCACGGGCTGACCGTCCTTGATGATGAATCCGTGAACCTCCGTAGTCGTGAACTTCTTCTGAATCGTGTTGCGTGCCATGATAAAATCCTTTCCGTTGTGTACCTTAATGGCAACTCATATATTACGCCTTTCGGTGCGGCTTGTCAAGTATTAAAACCCACTTGCAAGCCGCTTCACAAATCCTACATAATTGGGGAGCTAGTCCGCATCATCAATCTTGATGACCGCATACCATACCTGATTCGCACGGCGGTACGCGCATCCCCCGTACCCCGCCCCGGTGGCGATGCAATAACCTTTCAACTGGTAAAATGACCCGAACGTACTCTCGACCAATTCGGCATCAGGATGGTGTTTAATCCACATTGCCAAATTGTTACGCTCATACTTGTCGCAAATCAAACGCCCCTCAACAAGCCCATCACAGTTGCTCCAATTGCCGCCCGTTACGCCGCGCTGCACAACCGTGCCGCCATGATGGGCGATGATCTTGCGCACGTTCTTGTCAAGTTTCGTAGTCATTTCGAACCCCCTTTGAATTAGTATCGCTCCACATATTCCGAAAGCCCGCACACCCCGACACACGGGAAATTGGCGCAACCCTCGCAATTGCAGTATTCGGGCGCGATCCCCTCAACAATGCCCGCAGCAAACCAATACGGGCTATCATCGTCCGCACCTTTCGCCGTCGCGCGAATATCGGCAGCGCTCATGTCGGGCACGTAGTCGCAAAAATCATTGATGAACGCATGTACATGCTTCCACGTGGTTACGCTGTAGTCATAGCGCGGAAGCAGATAGCAACGCATCTTGCAGAACACAGCCACACGCGACGCATACGAGGTGAGAACATAGGCATTTTCAAGTTGCAAGTTCTCGCCATTCTCAAGCCTTAGCGTGATAGATGCCACATGGTCAACGGTGGCGCTCATGTTGCGGAGTTTCATTTTCGTCCCTTTCTGTTGTATTCTAGCGCCTTCCCTTCGGCGCAATTACAATATACGCCACTATGTACCACTTTGCAATAGCTGTTTATGTTCTCCATATTTCCTACATAAAGCCGCATAATCCACTTGAAAAATATGTGCTTGACAACTGTACACGATTGCTATATTATAATAGTACACCAACCGAAAGGAGTAACAATGTACAGCACCAGCGAACAAGTATACACAGCGGCTAGCAATCTCACGGACAATATAGGAGGCTTCTTTAGCGAACTGCTGCGGCTGCTGTTCGCGCTGATTGATGCGCTTATAAAGTGCGCTATGTATGTCTTTGATTGCGTCACAAGTAACCCCGTTCTACTGCTCGCATTCGTCGTGTGCTTCATGTACTATGTACGCCGCAAGTATTATGTGCATAGTGTGAAGCCTAAGCGTGTACGTAAGCAATAACATAATATGTACTTGCATATGCTCACCAC